CGCTCATAAAAGACTGGGCAAAACTTCGGGATGGGGGTGGGCGCTGGATTGCTGACCAACCACAAATCAAAGAATCAACCAATCGTCTATGAAGACGAATCTGTTGTTGTTTTGATTTTACTGATTTTACTGATTTTAATTTAATTAAAACCTGCTATTCCTCCGGTGAAGCCGGACATGTCGAAACGAGTCTCGACAGGGGGGCGATAGATTCCATACCTGAAATCATCCCCGGCTGCGGTGAAAAGTCGAACATCATCAATATCCTTTGGGCCTCCAATGGATAAGGTCCCCGACGACATCGGGGTGGTGTTGTTCAACTTGGTCGTCAAGTGGAAATTGAAGTGACTCTTGAATGGCGCCGAAACGTCGATCCAAGTGTTGCCCGAAACTGGGTAAGTCAATTCTCTTGCCACAGGTCCAGAAATATTACTACTACTGGCCAACCTCTGATCACCGTAGGCGAAGGTCTGCTCATTAATGAGATCTACCACCGGAACACCAGGTACTGCTTGATTTAAATTTGAATAAGGGCAAAATACAATGTCTAACATCTTGTTACTAGAACTGAAAATACGATACTTGACCGATCCAGCCCATCCTGCAAAAAGTGCAGATAGAATGTGAGTCGGCGAAACCGAAAAGTTAGAGAAGGTACGGGATGTATCTCCTTCAACTTTTGATTCCACTAAAAACGCATCACTATCCTCGTCAATTGAAGGGAAAACGCTTACGTAACGCCTAACTACCTCTGTGAGGTCAGTTATGCAGTACTCAAACTTCTTCCCAACCTCTAACAAGCACGGCTTTGAAGGACGGACCGGACTGACTTGCATCGTCGTTTCCTCAGCTGGAACCGACATAAAATCCTCCACTTCTTGACCAGTGGTTTCTGGTCCTTGGGCGAAGAACTTTTCCGGCTCCAACCTAGCTCCGAACGGACTCAATCGTAAAGAAAACTCATCGAAATTACTGCCAGGAACACTCGCATCCGTGTTTGTGACACCTGTAATTATGAAGGTGACGTTGAGAGACTGATTGTCTACTTCCACTCTACTTAAAACCCCTCCCGAGAACACGGTAGTACTTGTGTTAAGGATTGCTCCTCCTTCACAAGACACCGCGTCCAACGGGACGAGGTCTACTGTAGAACTGAAGGATCCAGTCAGAATCTTCTTCGCCTCTGCATAACTAAGACGCACACTCACTTCTGTTTGTGTCGCTATCAAGTACTGACAAATTGTTGACTCTCCGACCTTTACTGAATACTTCTCTCCTTCCGGGACTTCAGGCGTTGACGGCCTGTCACCCCCTGAGATTGCTCCCAAACCATTAAAGGTGAAAGGGGAATAAGCACGCGGTTCGTCTGGGATCTTGACATTGTTGAAATGAATGAATACTAATATCTCTATCTCTGAAGCTACGGTATCAGGCGCCTTAAGGGCGTTCTGAACAAATAATCCAAATGATCCTAATGAATAATTTTCTACTGGGTCAACAACAAATTCGCCTTCATAGGTCCTCAAATACTCTGTTTGGGCATTGTAATTGATGACAATTTCATGAGACGAAACATCATTGTTACTCTCCAAAATGTGAGAGAAACTAGTATGACGAGACGAGGCATCCAAAGAACCATTTCCATAGGAAATGACCCCTTGGAGCTTACCTGAATGATATTGAGTTCTTATTGGTACAATGGTCAAGACCACATCAGCGCGCCAGAACATGAACTGATTCAACAAGGCGATGTTCATCGGGATCCCTTTGCCTTCGGCAAGAGAGAACCTGGTGTTCAACTCCATATTTAACAATTCAGCTCCTGGAACCGACGATGTGTTCCATTTCAAAGTAGTCAACAAGCACCTTTTACCAAGGAGGTAAGCCAACTTAGTCTGCTCCGGTCCAAATATTTGTATATGCTCGCGATTCATCGCGGCGGGCATGAGTTGTAAGTCCACAGTTGGGACGACACCATTTGATTTGCTCATGCCAGAAAAAGATTGCTGCGTGGGTATAGCACCGCTTGCCAATGGTGGGTTGTCAAACGGCATTGGAATTTCCAATTCACTATCAATTTCTGTGGTCTGTGCTGAATTTGAGCTAGAAGTATTACCCTGGATGGGCATATTTCCAGCAACATCTCCAACATTATATACAATATGTTGGTTCGTAGTAGACTGAGAAGCACCCTGTGCTACGAATTCATCCTGAAGGGACAATTCCTCGTCAAACTGACTACTAATACTAAACCTATTTCTACGGGGGAATCTACGGGCTTCATACAAATTGACTGATGCTAATTCATTATTTCCGTTGGGTACCAGAAGGGTCTTCGTTTTTCTTCCTGAAGGGATTGAACGGGGGATTCTAAAAGTACTATTGGGGAATCGAGTATAAACGCTGATGCTTATAGACGACGCCTCCGGACTATTGAGACTTGACATGGGGGATGCAAAGAAAGTTCCTAAGGATTCTCTCTTATTTAAAAGATTAATACAAGAACGGAAATAAACAAAGGGGATGGTAAGAGTGCAAGAACTATTCAGATTCGGCTGAAGAAACGTACACAAAGTTGTTGGAATATTTGATAATTCGGCTGAGTGGTTTGAAAGGGGCATAAAATATGCTGCCAACATACCGGCATCGAAAGGGGTGCCGTTACATTGTAACATAATCTCTACTCCTCCCTCCCAATAAGTATAATTCTCAAATGGCATATTCTGCACATTTGAGGTTACACCTAATCCTAGTAAACCAAATGGTACATCAACTTCGAATAACGTCTTTCCAGTCTCATCTGAAGACTTCCATTCAAATTCAGTCCTCATGATTTGTGATTCGGTTCCGAATGACAAATCACGAGGAATTTCATTGAACGCCTTCTTAGCCATAAAAGTATTGTTCGAATTGTTGTCGGGAAGCGACACTAATGATTTTACGGGGTGAATACTAGTTAGTCCGGAGGTCTTCAAAGATGAATTGGGCAGAGGGCCCTGGGCAAAGAATGATGATATGAAGGTTGATCCTGAAGCAACCGTGCGTTGGCTTACGACACGGGCGACTTCGCTACAACCTCCCAAAATCACTCCCGTTCCAGTCTTCTTTATAAGGGCTTCGTTTACTTCTTTCCTGAGGGGATTGAAGTATTCGGGCCCCCATATCGAAGCCAATTCCAAAATTTGGGTGCATTTAGCATGCAGATTGTCGTCATTATCACGGGTCCATAATAGAGCCTCCTGGATAGAAGCCTTCTTAAGTGCTCCGCAATAAAGCCCATTCACAACGCGAGGGTACGCGCCAATGAATGAGATATCTTCAAACTTCCTAAACTCGTCAGTGAGTTCAGCCTCCTTTACATCGGATGTGTAAACTTGGCCTAACTCTTTCAACACTCGCTGGATTGCGAGCGGTGAAAAACGACTCTTGGCAGCATCGGACACGGCAATCACATGATCATCACCCAAAACCTTTAACCTAATCTCCTTGTCGAAATACAAATCTGGGACTAAACGAATAAAACAATATCTAAAATAAAACTCATTAACTATATTATTTACTATACTAGTGAAGAAACAACCTGAAAAATGACTACATCCAAACTTAACTACTAAATTACTAACTTGAACTGGGGAATCTATTTGATGTGAAATAAAAAGGGATTTAAAAGAATCTGTAACAGTTGGGGGTGCGAGTTCCATCAATAGCTTGTAAGCCATCTCCTGAACTTGCCTGTTATAGTTCTTATCAAAATTTTTGTAATCTCCAGCAATGAAGTTGGTTCCAACCTCGCTCAAATAATCATACATGACTTGCATATCATGACTATATTGATTGAGGCCGATAGCACTAGGTGTGCTAAGGTAGGAATTGTTGCAAGCAATTAGCACCGAACCAAATTTCATCCTGAACGCTACGTTGGCAATGAGGTCACCAGCGTAGATTACTCTACTACGTTTTTGGGACTCTTTTGAAGGCGAGATAAGCTCATCCTTCAAAAATGCTACAAATCTTGACTCAGGCAGAAGGCCTGAATCCAATTTATCAATAAAATTAAATACCATGACTCTAAATTCTTCACTATACTTACATACTCCATCCTCAAACCAAATAAAATCTTTCTTTCCTTTCTTGGTACGAATTTTTAAAAGCGGCCAGCCACAAGACGTGCCTGTCTTCATAGAAGACAGGACACCGGGAATACCCTGGATCGCTTCTTCAAAACTCAACTCTCTCCTACCAATAGGGAAAGAAAGATTTGACTCGAGTGAGGATCTAATCGAATCTTCTATTACACTAACTATATTATCATCTACTATCACCTGAGGGGTGCTTAAGCTATCATTGATCATATTCAAAACTGGGTCCTCTCCATCCATACGTGGGTCCATACTCGAAAGCAAGGGCATACGTTTGGCTGGTTCGAACGACAATTCTGAAGCGATCACTGAAGGCTTTAATTTACTGACTCTAGACAAATGAACTGATTCCCTGAGGGGGACACTATAAACATGCTCTAAATTATTACCTCTAAGAAGCTCAGGTCCAAAAGGGGCCTGAGCAGAAAAGCTATCATTACAAACTAAGGAAACCGGGGTTGGCTCCAAAGCTGAAATAATATCTTCTCTACACAAAACTATTCCTAATCCTATCGGGTTTGAAGAACTCGAATTACCTGCTACATGAATTCCTAAATATTTACCTATTAAGCTACCTGAAATACAACTAACTAACATACCACAATCACCTGACTTATTACTAATATTATACTGCAACATATCATCCATACTCTGCTTAAAATTACCTATACTATATGT